CGACCAGGGCCTGTTTGCTCAGCTAATTCTTTCTTCGTTACTGTGCGCTTTATATTGTGGTATAGCGATTTTTTCCCAATGTATGCACGGTTGCTCGGAATATGAGTAGTCACATATATAAAACCAAAACTATCTTAAGGTAATTCTTCTATTGAGGCAACCTCTTTACCTTCATATAACCAATTTTTCATAAAGTTTTTACATATTAAACTCTAACTTTGGTTTATGGTGTTTACATAACGGACAATGGTAAGCATAATTACCACGAGCCGTTTGTTTACCAAAACCAAGCACAGAATTAGTCAGTGCAACTAAAGATTGATTTATCATAATGATAATATACTAATCTTCGTTTGCTACTCCAAAGTCACGTGTAAAAAATTTTCCTAGGATATTGTCGTTAAAATAGGTTTCGGGATATTCTAAAACTCCCATCATAAAAAGATACTTACATTCATAATAAGTTAATAATTTTTTATTATTAACTACCTTAAGAATTTCTCGTTTAAATTCGTCTTGTTTACCTTCTTTAAGAAGTGCTTGAACAGGTTTAGCAGAACCAAAATATGTTTTCCAATCGCTTTCTTTTGAAACTACTTTTGAGGTAGGTTTGCGACCCGGTCCGGTTTGTTCCGCTAATTCTTTTTTGGTTAATTTGCGCTTTATATTGTGGTATAGCGATTTTTTCCCAATGTATGCACGGTTGCTCGGAATATGAGTAGTCACATATATAAAACCAAAACTATCTTGAGGTAATTCTTCTATTGAGGTAACCTCTTTACCTTCATATAACCAATTTTTCATAAAATTTTTAAATATTAAACTTGTAAATAACCTGTATAGACTACACTCCCTTGATAAATCCCAGTTGAATCATAAAAAATTATATCACCTGTTCCCACATCCCATGTAACTCTAATAGAAGGAGCAGGATCATCAGTAGGATTAGCTGTTATAAATAAATCATTGCCTATTCCATTAGGAATTGGAAGAGTAGGGAAATTTGATACCCAATCAACTGATGCTGAAGTTGTACCAACTGAAGAGAAAGTAGCATATCCAACAATAGCATACATATCTCTTAAAGATCCTCCTTGAGGAGTTACTTTTACAAAATCTGAATTGGCTGAATTTGAAGCATAAGATGCAGTAATAGCAAAAGAAGAAGTTGTTGCACGAGAAGCTGTAACTGTAAGGTTATTAGTAGCAGCATTATATTCTAAAAGAGAAGCTACTTTAGGAAAACGAGTACCAGCTTGATCAACAAATGTTAAATAATGTGTACCACCACCAGTAACTGCTGTAGTGATTGCTGAAGCTGTACTTGCGAAACTTGCGGATACTACACTACCAAGTAACAATGATGCTGTTGCCGCATATGATGCTGAGGTTGCTGAACCTGTTATACTTCCACTAATGGAAACATTATATGCTCCTGTTGTTCCACCACCAGGTGTTAATGCATCGTATAATTGTAATAAATCATTTGGTTGGATTGTATTACCATTTGATATATTTGATGAATTTAAAGTTGCCATAATTTTATCGGTCTATGTTTATAAGTATTGTAGTATCTGTTGTAGGTGAAATAGGAAGTGGTTGGGATAATTTTCCAACTGCTAATAGATTTTGATATTCATCATATAATCCTATAGTTGTAATATAAGGACTAAAAGAAGAACCTGTTATATTACTATTTAAAAATTGTCCCGGAGTATAAAATGTTCCTATTGAACTTGTAATAGATGTACTTCCTGATGTTGAAGATGGATTTAATGTAAAATTATATTCATTATCTCTTATAGTACATTGATATTGAGTTTCATATATTGTAAGAGAAGAAGAAAATGAACAAGTTACATTTGATCCTGTAATAAAACCATCAATAATAGCACTATCACCAACTCCATAAACTCCCGAACCATATAATGCTACTCCATAACCATCTGCTCCTGGATTAGAGTCACTTGTAATTACAGCTAAACCTTGAGGATAAAATATTTGTCCACAAATTTCACCTGAGGATGAATAAATTAAATTGCCTTCACCATCATCATATATAGAACCACTTACACCTGACCATGTAAAAGAATTAGGTAAAATATAATTTCCATATAAACGAGAAGGAATAGATAATACTCCTATAACATCATTAGCTCCTGTTGGAAAATATTTTTCAAACGTTAATGTAGTTTGATTATAATTAAAATATCTTCCGGATGAATCTGCTGAACCTGTAAGTGCGTTTCCTGCGACATCATTTCCTGGGACTAAACTTGCTGTATTTGCTGGGCTGCCATAACTGGAGCTTAAATAATTTGAATAATATAATTCTTTAATTGAATTATAAACTAATCTTTGATATTGAGGTGAAACTACACCTGTTAAAGGATCAGTATTAGGATCAAATAAAGTTCCAGTAATGTTAGTTCCTAAATACCTATCAATACCAACATCTGATCCTGTTAATTCATTTCCTTTGTAAGAAAATCCTTTACTAACCTCAAACGGGGTTATTATAATATCCGATGCTAAGAATTGTTTGTAGGCCCCCATTCATTTTAAAAATCTAGCTTAACGCGGATTAATGCTTCTGTTGTAAAATCTTTTGGTAAAGGTCTTGACAATTTAGCAACTGCTAATAATTGGTTTGTATCATTATATAAACCTACTGTTGTAATGTATGTTTGTGGATTATTAATAAATGATGGAAAAAATACTTCACCAGTAGATCCTGAAATAAATGATGGGTTTTCTGAGTAGTTATATTCTACACTTTTAGGTCTTACAAAAATAAAATCTGAAGTGATAGATTCTTGAGCATTAATATAAAAATCATTACTTGAACCTCCTGTTAATGCTTGAACTAAGGAATTATATAATGAAGCATTAGGACTTAAATTAGGAGCAGCTGATGCTGATGCGGAACCACTATATGTAAAAGCAATACCTCCACTAATTGCTGGTGCCCCTAATGCTTTTGGATTTAATAAAATTGTTCCAATGTCTGGGAGTAACCAACCATAAGATCCTGAGTTTGCTGAGTAACCATCTGATGTATTTCTTGAAGTAATAGTTGCTCTGGTTCCTGTAGAACCTGTGATTAATTGAAAAACTCTTCCGGCCTCGGTGAATTGAACAGAAGATACATAAGCACTATTATCTGTTAAAGTAATTGTTCCTCCTGAAGCTGAAAGGGTTAATGAAAGTGATCCTAAAAATAATGAATCTTTATATCTAGCTCTTTCAAAAGTTAAAGCATAAAACTCAGATGAAGTAATAGCACCAAAAATAAAATCAGAATTTTCATCTCCTAATACTAAATCTTGCCACTGACCGTAAATAGTACTTGTTGGAGAATATCCATTTACTGAGGAATTATAGTTTAAACTACCACTACCAACTGAATTACCATAAGCAATGGCAAATTGAACTGATTCTGTTGTAGCTGAATTATATACATTTATATAATAATTACCTGTAGAACCAGCAACTTGGGCTGAGGAGGTAAAAGCTGCTGTTAATGCAGGAGCGTTATTTGAAAATAAGGTAGATGAAATAGCATCAGTACTTATTACAAAATCGGTTGGCTCTAATCTTGTGAATGACATATTTTATATTTTAAGATACTTTAGTTACTGTTACTGGAATTGTTAATCTGGCACCTGAATCTCTACCTTCTACAGTTAACGTAGCTTGTAATTGAGTATTATTTCCAAATAATGTATTGACAGTTGTTGCTTTAATATTAATTGTTGTACCAACAACAGTTTTAGATACTGAAGTACCTAAAGTTGTGGTAGTATTAAGTGCTTGTGCTTGTGGTGTATTAATACCTACACCTTCAAATGTACTAAATAAACGAACATCTGAAATAGTAGCTGTATAACCACTGGTTTCATATGTATTGCCTCCTAAATAATTTAATGTTTGAGGAGTAATAGCTAATGAAGCACCTTGTTTAATCACAATTGCATTGTAACCTAAATCAAGGATAGGCATTTTAGCTGTTCCACGAGGTAAAGTTACAAGTTTATATTTCATTACTTGTGTTGCTTGAGGAAATGCCTCTAATAAAGGCATATTTTCAATTGCTTGTCCATAATATGCAGAACCTGATGGGTGGTTTGGATTATAAAGTGTATAATCAATTTCGTCATCAGCTAAAGAAAATTGAGTAATTCTAAATGAACCATCATTTTGTGCTAATAATTGACGACCAGTATCGGTTAAAATTGCATCTACTGTTACTACGGTATTATTTAAATATCCCATGTTTTTTTATTGTTATATGTTATAAATATATTAAATTAGTCCTTTTTCGGTAAGATCTGCAACAATATTATCAAATTTATCTAAAATATCTTGAGAAGCATATTCAGGTAATAAGAATCCTGGTCCTCCTCCTACTTCATTAGTTTTGTCGGCATTAATAATTACAAAATTAGGATTGGGTACAAATCTTCTTAATAAGAAAGAATTTAAATTAGTTCCTGTTAGTATAGGTTTATCTAAAGTTAAATATAAAGAATTTTGTGCATTTTCAGTAGGTGGATTTACACCAATAATTTGATATACTTGATTTTCATTAGCACTAAATCTAATTTCATCACCGGCTTGAACTGTAAATAATTGATAAGGAGAATCATACCCTGAACCTGAAACTGTTTGTTGGGTTAAAGATCCATAAATTGAAGAATTAAATTGAGATCCTGTTAAAATACTAAGTGAACTAGAACCTGTAGCCCAGAAAGATGAAGTAACACTAGCACTTACTGGGGGATTTTGTGCTAATAATAAACTACCTGTGTTTTGAAAAATAAAAGCAATATTACTACTATTTAAAATTGTTGCTCCTCTATATCTACTACCTGAAGTAGCATTATCGGGGGGTGCTATTAATGTTCTTTGGTATTGGGTATTATTTGATAAACTAAAACTTTGACTATAATAATCAGTCCATGATGTTCCATTGTCTGTTGATTTTTGGATATAGTGAATAACTGTTGAAGGACTTATTGGAGATGAGAAATTTCCAAAGGAATAACTTAAATACATTTGAGGAATTACTTGAACATTAGCATCAGTAGTTTGTAGTGCTATATAATTTCCTGTTACTCCTGTTAAAGATGCTGTGGTTGCTGTGGAACTAGAGGTAACAGTTGTAATGTCTTCAACATATATTGTATTTGGATCAAAAGTTTGAGGTCCAATTCCGGATATTATTCCGTAATTAGTATTTGGAGTTGTATCACTAAAAGACATTGTTAATAAAGCTTGAGCAGCAATACTTCCTGTTTGCGAAAATATAACAGCTTGAGCTAGAGCTCCACCTTTTATAACAGATTTAATACCTTGTAAAGGTTGAACATTTCCTGAAGTTTCTCCGGCTTGAAATATAACATTTGCTGGGTATTGTTCGTTAAATGTTCTAATTAGGTTATAGTAATATGAACCCGTCAAATTAGGAGTCAAAACATTTCCATTAACATCTATCAAATATTTAATATGAAAACCAGATTTATTAATAACTTCAGGAGTAGTTCCTCCTACCCAGTCAAAATAAGCAAAGTACGCTCCATCAACTTCAACAGATGGAAGACTACTACTATATCCTACATTGAAGTCAGGAGAAGTATTTTCACATCCATCATATCTTGGATTAGCTATTCTTGCAGTTGTGTAATTTGATGCGGGAGTTGTTGATGGAGTTGCACTTCCTGTACCTCGTGAAGCATTTACTATTACTGTTTTATTTACAGCTATTACATTACTTGTAGCAAAATCAACATCAAAAAATTGTGAATTAGGTCTTGAAATTAAAGCATTACTGATTAATGGATTAAAATCCGAATTATCAAAATTTGCATTATCATTTAAAAATGGATTTAAATTTACAATTGAATTTTGAACCTGACCAGGGAGATTAATATAATTAAATCCAAAACTACCTGTATAAAAAGTAGCTCTAAAGTTTAAATTATCGGATAAAGTAATTTTCCAAACAGTTGCATTTACTGGAGAGATTGAAGTTATTAAACCTGTTAAAGTAGTGCCGTATGGATAATAAGCATCAGGGACTGGGTCATTTACTGAGCCAGTTACTGTAAATTGGATAGTATTACCAGCTTGTAAATTAGATAAAGCTGTTTGAATATTAACTCCATTATCATCTATTTCATTTATATAAACTACATTAGTATAATAACTATATTGAATCCCATTATATCCAATAACCGTATTAAAGGTTAAATTTCCGGCAGATGGATTAGAATTTACTGATGTAGAGGAAGTTGTAAAATAAGATCCTAAAGTATCATAGCTTAACAAAATTGTAGAAGCCATTTTATAAGGATTATCTTCATTTAGTTCTCCATTTTCTACTTGGATGTAAGAACCACTTAATTCTCCATTATAAAATTCAGTTTGAGTAGATTCAACAAATGGGACTGCCCCTACAGGAGTTAAATTAACTCCATCCCAACTTTGAGTAATATTAACTACATTATTACCAGTATATTCAGAAGATGTTAAACCAAATAAATCAGGCATTACTCCTCCCGTACTACCTGTGATTTCATACATTTGGATTGGAGAACCAGTAATTATTAGATCTTGATATACAAATGGTGTATCCCAAGATGTATTAGAAGCTGAACCACTTCCATAAAAAGAAGTAGTTGTATAAGTATTAACTTGAGGTACAGGGTATTTATTTCTTTCTAAAATATGTTGTTTAATTACAATTCCTGTTGTAACTGAACTTCTAACAGGAACATAATCTTTAACCATTTTAAATAAGGCATTATCATAATATCTGATAAGTCTTATATAATCCCATAAATTATAGCTATCAAAATATTTATCAAAATAATCTTTACTTAAAGCATCTAATTCAGGGTATGTTTCAGCTGAAGATGATACTAATCTAGGATCACCTATATAATCTCCAATATTAAAATACCCTATTTGAGCATTTATATCTTCATTAATTTCATTTTGTGGAGAAAATGCTACTTCGACATATTTAATATCTTCTACATAAGAAGAACTATTATAACTATCTTGATCAATATAAATAAAAGGAGATAATACTGTATTTTGGGGTAAATTTACTTCTTCTGATCCACTGTAAGGTAAAATAGTAGAAATATTTTTAATTTTTTTAGAAACAGTATTTCTCATTCCCGCAGGAATTTGATCTTGAAGTATAAATTCTCTATTTACAGAAAAACTACCACTATTAATAGTAAAATTACTATTAGAAGTAAAAGATTGTGTAATATATGAACCTGTGATTTTAGGGTGTATTGATTTAGATCCTGTATAAAGATCATTTCCTAATGCTCCTCTAAATATTAATTGGTCATATGCACCATTAATTCCTACTCCTTCAATAGAGTAAGGATTCATAGTATAATCATAAAAAATATCTTGAGTTAATTGAGTATTATAATATCTTATTTCTTGATAAGAACCACTAAAATTACTATATGTTTTAGATCCTATAGTTAGTGTAGATCCTGAAAGAGGAAAAAATGAGGATGTTGAATTTGTCCAAGAAGAGGTAGTTGCACTTGCTGTTGCTGAACCTGTATATCCTATAATAAATCCATCATTTCCATTGTATATGTTATCAGCAGCAAATAAAGAAAAATTACTTCCGCTTCTAGTTACCATCACTGACCACCAATCACCATTAAAAAATGGTAAATAGATGCTTGCTGAAACTGTTGGGTTAGTAGAATAATTAGGTATAAATTTTAAAGTAGCATATTCATTTGAACTACTTGGAATAGAACCTGAATAGGAACCACTAGAATACCCTGAACCTGTATATTCTAAAACAATGGATGTGTTTCCACTATTATCTAAAGTCCATAAACTTTGAGATCTAGAAGTAAGAGCAGAATTTAATCCTGGGGTTTTGAATCTAAATTGGAGAGTATTAGGTGTTGGAATATTCCATAAACTATTAACCTGCCAAGGAACTATTACTTTAGAATTACTACTTGTAATATCAAATTTATAATTAAATTTATCTTGCCAATAATCCCAATCATTAGTTCCTACTTTGTTTTTACCACCAAATTCATTAATTTGTAAAATAGTATCAGGAATACCAAAAATATTGATTAATGAACGCAAACCAGCATTTGTTCCTTTTTTCTTTAAAAGATATGGTAATGCATTATAAATCTTTTTATATGATAATTTAACAAAATCATCAATAGTAGGAATATCTTCAGGACTAGGAACAGATGCTGTTACATAACTAGTAATTAATTCACTTCCAGTAGAGGGATATAATGAACCACTTGCTGAAAGTCCAATTACTGAGCTGTAAATATTTTCTAATGTATAAGTACTATCATATATTTTAGTACCTAAAGATGTTAATACAGTTGCTACTAAATCTTTAGAAACCCCTTCGTATAAGTTAGAATTAGCATCTAATTTTGATGTAATTGCTTTAGTATATAACCAAATTTCATCAAAAAACTGACCGATCATGCTAGTAAATAACAAATATTGGTTATTACTAGAATTGCTTCTAATATATTCAGGAATTACATAATCTAAATTATTTTGATTATTAACATCATATTCTATAGCAATAGCAGATTGAGTTGCATACCAATTTGTTGCTTGAGTACTAGTTGGAGAATATAAATTATAAGGTGGTTGTGCATTGGTTTTAGGCCAAGCATAAGCTCCTGAGGTGTAATATAGGAAATATTCATATCCGTCAAAACTTGTAATTGTAGTTTCAATTTGTTTTTCTAATAATAGTTTAGAAGAAGAAACCACAGCTGATGCTGTTGTAGGTCCTGAAATATTACTATATAATAAATCTAATTGTGCTTGAGAAGAAGATATTGATATAACTTTCTCTTTAAAATTATATAATCTTTGATAAGCTGAGGAGAAAAATATAAAATCTTCATAATCAGTATAATCAACTGAGAGTTGAGGTGATGAAGACGATATTTGATTCATTAACTGGTATAAGGAACCTGTTAATGGAGTAGAAGTAATACTACTATAATTTTGATATTGAGTTAAAGGACCTGTTTCATCTTTTATAGGAATGTTGTAATTAGGTCCTGCAATTTTAATAGTTGTTTCGTCAAGAATATCTTCTTGAATAAAATCTAATTGATAAGCAACTGATTCAGCTTTTTTAGTTACAACAGACAGTTCTGTTTTTAAACCAATAGCTGTTGGTAAAGGTTCATATAATTTAACTAATAATGAAACTGTGTTATTTTGAGGATTAAATTCCAAAACAGAATTAACACCTATAACATAAACATTATTTCCAAAATTTAAATAAAATTCATCAAGAAAACTACTGTTTTCAACATTTTGTCTAAATTGATTATAAATTTCATAATTAGAACTACTTAAAAATGTATCAGCAGTTAATCCTATAGCAATAAATAACTCATTAGTATTAGAACTTAATCTAAGTTCTGTTCTAGTTGGGGAAATTTCACTAATAAAAAGAGGATTATCTCCTGAACCAACTTCTGGGGAGATAAAATTGTATATGGTTTTAACAATACCTGTGGTATATCCGGCAATAGTAGCATCTTCTTCCGGAAATAAATTCATATCTATTATGTTTCCAACAGAATCAATAGATACAGGTTTATATGATCTTAAATCACTATTTGACGATAAAAGATTATTATTAAAATCATATACAAAATACTCAACTCTATCATTTACTGGGTTAAAGGATGAGGTTATAGTTGTGTTTGGAATAACAGCAACATCTGCAGCACTTATAGTCTGTAGAGTAAGGGTATTAGGATTTATATTAGTAATATTAACCATTTAATTTTTGTAAAGTTGTTAAAGCGTCTTGAACTGTATTAACTGTACTTTGAGCTAACTCTTGTTGAAGACTTAAATTTTCTTCTCTAAGGGCGGTTACTTCAGCAATTAAAGCATCAATTACTTCATTACCACCAGCTTCAGATCCTAAATAATCTTGACTAGTTATCACAAGATATTGATGTGAATTTGTTTCTCCAAACTTAGGTATTTGGTAAAATAAAGCTTGATAATAATCAAAAAATTCTGTTATTGATGGTAAAACAGACCCCGTTGGTACTACTACAGAAGATGTTAATTCTGTAAAAGAAGTATTAACAGTATTATCAAATGCTGTTTTATTAAATACTTGTTTTGTTAAAGGAAAATTAGCCATTAATTACTTTAAAATAATATTGATCATCAAATACTTGAGTTGTTCCCGCTATTTCTGATTTGATTAGAATAGCATAATATCTTTCAGGTTCTAAACCATTCATATAAACATCAAAATAACTTGAACTAGCATCTGCACTTAATTGAGTAAATTGAGTATCAAAATCAATTACCATTTCATTAGTATCTAAATCTTTAATAGCCCAATAAGATGCAGTTGGTAAATAATAATTATTTAAATACACTGAAGATGTTTGCCATAATTGGATTGGAAATTCGGGACGAATATTAACTCTAAATCTATTAAAACTTTGTGGATAAAAAGTTCCTGGGTTTTGGGCTAAAGTTACAGTAGCCGGAAGTGTATTTAAAATAGTTTGAGTAGAAGAACCTGTGTTAAATGAATAATCTCTCCAACTAAATTGTAAAGCTGGAGGATAAATGGTATGAGTATCTCTAGAGAAGTATTTTAATTCGGGTTGAACTTCTTTATCATATATAAACTCAACAGCTTGTTTTAAAATAAATCCATCTGCGGAAATTGAACCTGTCGATCTAGCTCTAACAATATTAGTTACATTTAAATTTAAATCTTTTGTATCAAAAAACCCAAATGTTACCGATGCTGATATTGGGTATAAATTAGAATTAAACCATGGTTGAGTAGATCCTGTCCACCAAGTAGCACCACCAGCATACGGATTAATAGAATTATTTGGACTTGAACCAGTATAAGAACCTGTTGAAAATGGAGAATAATTTTGAGTTGACCAAAGACTACTTCCTGAGTAGTCTCTCCAATACCAACTTGTTCCATTAGTTTGAAGAGGATCATCTAAATATCTTCCAGTACCCATATCCCAAGCACCTGAGATTGGGTAACATTCAACTGTAGTATCTGCTTGAAGACCTGTTGATGTTGCTATAAAACATTGTAAATTAACTCTCCAATAATTATTATCTAAAAATTTAGAAGAACTAATGCTCCCTGAGGTTACTTTGAGTTTATTATCTAATAAATCATCAATTTCCGTTTCAGAAAAATTAATTAAAAATCTACTGGTTTGTGGATTTGGGGTTGAATAAGCAAATGAAGTTTCAGTAGCTTCTATGACTTCATCCAATCCTGTATTCATGTTAGGGAATAAAGAATATATGGTTGCGTCTTGAGAAGGAAATAATTTATATACTGCCATTTTGTTTTATATTAAAAAGGTACTACTTTGCCCTGAATATCTGTGTTTGGGTATTTAACTTCAAAAATCATTGGATCTAATGAAGGATAAACAACATTATTTGCTGTGGCTCCTGTGATGTCATAAGCATAATCTGAATAACCTAAATTTGATCCTACTTTATTAACAATTTGAACGGATTTAACTGTTTGGATTCCTTCAATTTGGTCTAAAGCTACATATAAGTTTCGTAATGTAATAGGTTGATTAATTTGCCATTTATCTATATTAAATATATCTTGTAATGCTAATATACATTTTAATAGCACTTCATCTGAGTTAGCACCGGGAAGGGTGATTATTTCAAAATTAACGCCTATATTAATTATAAACGCGTCTCTAATGCCAATAGAATCATTGATCATTTTATATTGAGACAAATATGTGTTTAAGTTTCTTTTTAAAGCATCAGAAGCATTTGTTAAATTCTTATTATTATTATAAGACAACACATATAAATCAATTGTGCTTATAGAACGTGAAGCTGCATTTGGTTTGGTTGCATATACTTTAGCTACAGTACCGTATTCAGAAGGTAAACTTAATGCTCTTATAACATAATCATCAAAGGTTACATTTCTTAATTGACTTTGAAAACTACCTAATGAGTTTTGTCTTAATTCATTTATATCGTCACCATCAGAACCACCTGAAGCTGCTTCAGGATTAGTTACTAATAATGTTCCAAATATTTGATTCGCAAGGTTAGGGTCAGCTACTTCAGAACTAATAAAAGTTGTAGTAGTTGTATTTAAATTTTGAATCGAATTAGCTTGAGCATTAGCGTCAACACCACCACCAACAAGATATCTAACATTTAGTGTAGTGTTAGAAGGAGCAATACCATAAGTATTTGTAAAAATAAAGTTTGTTGGTGCATAAGCTGTTGTTAATTTACTTTGATTATCAGGTAAACCAATACCAACGTTATCTGGGTTAGGGATAATAACTTCAGTAGTATCACTTGGATTTCCTGAACCAAATTGGATTTGTAAATTTGTTTTATCTAAAAATCTTGTAGCAAATCTATTTTGAACAGATTTAATTCTTAACAAATTAGCAACATCTGGGTCTTGAAGATAATTAGGATCATTAGGATTTGCATTATCTATAGACTCATAAATAGCATCTTGAGCTAAATAATCTACTTCATACCATTTATCTCCTGTTGTAGCATCCGTAATATCTAAAATTCCAATAATATTAGTATCAGTAATTGTTCTTGAATCAAAAGGAACAGGTGAAGTAAAAGAAAAAGATGTTGATTTAATTGTAGCAGAAATTGCTTTTCTTATTTTCTTTACTAAAAAATATGTAGGTACACCACCTGCAGTTTCATAAACGGTTACTTCTGTAGGGTCTGTTGAACTACTAAAAGCAAAATTTACTTTATCAGTTATCAAAAATTGTAAAGAAGAATTTAAGTTAGATGATACTGTTGTATTTGCTGGGATTTGTAATGCATAGGTATAATCAGGAACTTCAATACTTGCAGAAGTTATTGCTGGAAGTTGTTGATAGATTTCTAATACAGCTGTTGCAGCATTTGTTGCTTTTGGTTTATATCCTAACATGTAAGCCAAATCATATAAATTTTGAGTTTGGCGAGAATATTGGATAAAAGTTTCTTGGAATTGGTTATCTGTATAGAATGATAGAACATCACCTACATAAGCTGCCATTTCCATAAACATCATACCTGGTGATGCTGGTGTAAAATCATTATATGTGTTTGGAAAATATGTTTTAGCATAATTAATAAGACTACTTCTTAAAGAAGTAAAGTCTCTATCAACATATTTTATATCTCTTCTAACAGCCATTTTATATTATAATATTAATTTCGTCTTGTATCCCAAAATTTGTTACTTGGTATTTTATTGTAATGTTTACTGTATTAGAATCTTCATTTAGATTAACATCTAATTGAGCAATTCCTACAAAAGGAAAATATTGACTAATTTCATCAGATAATATTTTTTTAATATAATCACTGGTTAGACTGTCCATATTTTCAAATATGAGTCTTTTTAATCCACTTCCAAAGAAAGGATTAAATACTCTTTCTCCTTGATCTGTAGAGAAAAAATTTAATAAATTATTTTTAACAGCTTCTCTTGTTGTATAATTAGATTTAAAAACACCAGGAGCATTGAATGGAATATCAACTCCTACTGCTTTTCTATCAATCGAATCGATTGGAAATCTATTTTGAACAATTATTGCCATTTATTATTTATTCATTAAAGCCATTATTTGGTCTAATCCAACACTTCCCTCAGGTAAAGCACCATTGATAGTATCTACTGATTGAGGTTGGAAATTACCAGCATATTGAGAGTTAGCTACTCCTCCGTTTTGCATTTCTTCTAATAAACCACCAAACATAGCGCGTCTTTCAGCAGCATTTAATTGTTTTGGTTTTTCAATGTGTGGTTGTGCATAAGTATCTCTTACAGATTCAGTCACAACTGTTTTAGGAGCACGAACTGCTTCCAAAAGGATATCTTTTAACTCCTCTTGAATAGCTTCTCTTACAGCTTCTTTGATTAAAGTTTTAAGTTCTGTAGTTTTCATCACGTTATAAATATTAAATTAATAAGCTTTTAAATTATCTCTGTCAATTATTAGTTTGAGTTCTGTAACTAGAGTTTGAGCATTTGAAGTAAATGATAATTCTGTTTGAATCATAGGAACACCACTAGGTGAATATCCAACTGCTCTTCTTCTTGTTACTGTAGGGGTATATGGGACTTCTTCAATTCTTATATTAAATCCTTGATAAGAACTAAGATCATAATTATTATAATTATTTATTCCATATTCAGTATATTGTTTAGTTACATCTGAAAGTGATTCTATATCTTTTTGGTCTTCAGAAGGAAGACATTGTTTAAGTTTTGCTGAGATGTTTTCTATAATAGCAGCAGCATTTCTACAACCTAAAGAAAATACTGAAAGAGAAACTGCTAATCCATTTACACCCGCAATTATAGGGGGTAATTTTGGACTTCCATCATTAGTATATAATAAAATATTATTAAAGTAATCCAAATCATCTAATGCCGAAACAAGTGCTCCTGGAATAACTGGGGTTATTTTAGCAGCTGCTGAGACTATAGGAATAGTTGTTTTTAATACTGTAGATATTTGTTGAATAGTAGATGCCCCCGTTGCAATTATTTGACTAACACCTGCTACTTTATTTACACCTTCAGCTGTATTATTTAAATCTTTAACAATATTGTTAAAAGTATCTAAAGCGTTTTTTGTTATATTTGGTGAAGGACACAAATCAACGTTTTCACCAATATAATCATTAGCTAATGATAATAAACTTGGAATTAGTAAAATACTTAATTTTTTAGCTTGGGCAGTTATAACAGGGTTTAATTTGCTAGGTCCTTTAGGTTTTTGATCTGAAGGAGTGTTGTTTTGGATGGTTTCTTGAGTTTGGTTAAGATCATTTTTTCTAGTTTCTGCCTCAGTTTTAGCAGCATCTCTTTCTGCTTTTAATTTTGCTCTAGCATCCTCAGTTTCTTTCTTTTTTTTATCTCTAAAACTTTTTAAATCTTGATTATATCCTGTGTAATTTGGGTCTTTACTATTTTTTAGTAATTGATCAGATTGTTGTTTTTGGGCAAAATCTTTAGCAGCCTTCTTAACATCAGAAGTTTTTGAATTTAAATCTGATGCTGTTTTGATTAAATTACTTGCTTGAGTTGGAGAAATAGCCATTATATAGTAAAATTATCTTTTGAAGTAATATTTTGTAAATCTTTCTGAAGTAAATTTAAAGTATTATTTACTGTAGATGCCATTGCATTTAAAGGGGCTAATGGGACTCCAGCAGGTGTTCCTACTAAAGTTTGACAAGTAGTCATAAATACTTTTAAAGATTCAATTAATTGATCTAATAAATCAACTGTTTGGTTACCTAAAAGTAAAGGTTCATCTGCATTCTTATCTCCTAAATATATTTTACTACTTTGAATAACAGCTGTATCTGTATCTACATTAAAACTTTCAACTGAATTTAGATTGATTGATTTATTTGAGCTTAAAAGAATATGATCCTTAGAACTATTAAATACTAATCTTCCTGAGGTTATAATAATTTGGCTTCCACTATATTGATTAGGAATTGTTGGAGGATTAGATTGATAACTAGTATAATCTGTTGAAGCTGCATCTAATGGTAATTGTTGTGTACTACCAAAATACATTGAACCTAAATCTTCGTTAATTTCTTCAATAGTTGGTATCCAAGCTTCTGTTTCTGTTGGTGCTTGACCATTTCTTAATATTAAAATAGGATCACCATTTTCTCCAACCTGTGACCATGGATTTTGATTTAAAACTGTTGAACCAAAACGAATACTATGACCCCATCTACCTTCATAAATTATATCTCCTTCATAAGGTTGAAGATATTTGATATTATCCCTTTCAACAAATGTATTTCCTAAGTTAATTTCCGGTTCAGGTGCATCTGAGTTTGTGGTTGCTCCTGCTTGGGCTCTTTGATAGGAAACATTTTTTGGTTGTGGAGAAGATTGAGCATTAAATTCAACAAGAGGATCAGGAAACGCGTTTTGATGTAAAGTATTCCAAAGATTAATAGGTTGAAAATAATAGTAATCTGTTTGGTTTAAGTCTACATTTCGAGGATCTTGAGTTTTAGTAGAAGGAAATGACACAACATATGCTATCTCATTTAATAAAGGTACTTG